ATCAATCGTCTAACGCCACCCTACATCTTACAACAGAACTTCGCCGGAACGCCTTGCTGAAAGGTGCTGACGCATTGACTTTCCTCACCCCGCCCGACAGGAAAACCGGAAAACTGTCACCTAGATAACTGTCGAAGTTGGGGGCGTGGTGCCTCGGCGCTACTGCCCAGGACTGTCAGGTGCGGACACAGGTTGATGAACTGCTGAAACACCGTGAGGCCGATCTCGGCAAGCCCGTCATCACTGCGACACAGCTCATGCTGTGGCACTGTCTGCAATCGGCGAAGATCGATGCGACGAAGGTGCCGCGCGGGCAGCCTCCTTTCGCGACATGGAGCGGCTTGGCGGACTTCTGGCGTCGCCGTGTTGCGGCAGTCATGGTAATCCCGGCCGAACCCCATCATGTGGTCTCGCCAAGGACTAACTCGACGGGCAGGGACATCGTGCGGGTCTCGAAGTGGCCGTTCTCCAGCCTGCGGATCATGTGGCTCGCCCCCAACATCCCGATCTGAAAGGCGGGCGAGCGCACACTGGTGAGACGAGGCGTGAAACAATCATGGCAGGGGAACGCGTTGAATCCCGTCAGACGCACCCGATCGGGGATCGCAACGCCGCGCCGGATCAGCATGCGATGCACCACCACCGCCATCTGATCGTTGCCAGCGATCACTGCGTCGACCTTTGCTCCCGTCGCGAGGTGCCCGGCGAGCGCGCCTTCGGTAGCCGCCGGCGACTCGTCGGTCGCAGAAAGGACAGTCAGTCTTGCGACAGATCGCACCTGATGAAGTTGATGGCGCACGCCGGCCAGCCGGGCCTGCATCGCCGGCCATTCCGCCTCCGGGACGATCATGACCAGATCCCGGCAATTGCGTTCGACGAGATGGGAACACAACATTCTCCCGCCCTCGAAATCGTCCTGCCGCAAGATGCATACGTCGCCCTTGAACTCGGTTGGCGATTGCTGGAACAGGATCACTGGTTGACCCAAGGACAGCACTGCCTCGGCCAGGGCGCTTTTCGACTTGAACGGAGCGGCCATCAGCAGACAGAGGCCATCGGTTTGGAGTTGCCGGACAAGAGGTCCGACAATGGTCTCTCTCGCCGAAAGGCTTTGCAAGACCAGCGAGTAGCCATGCTGGTTGAGGCCGGCGCATAGGCCGTCAAGCAGATTGGTGATGTAGGGGTCGGCGAGAAACTGGCGAGCCTCCTGCACCACCAGCATGCCGATCGACATGCGCCGATCCGTCCTAAGCGATCGGGCTGCCGCATCCGGACGGTAGTTTGTTGTGCGTATAGCTTGCAGAACCCTGTCGCGGGTCTCAGCATTGTAGCCTTTCTGAGTGGCATTGACGACGTTCGAAACGGTCATCGCCGAGACACCGGAAAGCTCGGCGACGTCCTTCAGTGTCGCCCGCCGCCCAATCGGCTCGCCATTTCGCCGCAATTCCTTCATCGGTCGACAACTCCAAAGACTTGACCCAAGCCAGCCAGCCAAGGCACCTCTTCCTGGATTGGAGCTGCGGCCACATTGCTTTCCCTAAGTGCGAGGCCAACCCATCCTGCTCAACCGAAGATGTCGGTCGATCGACTGAAATCGAAGCAGAATCGCAGCGCTAACCGTCGCCAGTAAACAAGTATCAAAATATCCAATAAAAACAAATGCCTCGCAATTAGGCTTTACGATTCCGCCACCTGCCTTAGGGGTTGCGACATCGGGATGCAAGTGTCGAAATCGGACCACTTGTCAGTCGGCAACCTCGACCAACATCCGTTCGCCGTGGGCACCCTTGAACCACACGTCATTGCAGGCCGCCGACATCTGCTCGACCGAGTCGATGTCCACAGCCGTGGCGACGATGGTCCCTGGCAATGGACCGTAGGGGCTGATCAGCGTGCTACCGCGATCGTAGAAATACGCCACGTCAAGAGAACCGCGCCGACGATCCGCCGCGGGAACACTCTTGGGCAGCGGAATCCCATACGGCAGCGGGATATAGATCAGATCGCCTGGCGCCGGGTAGATGGTCTGCCATTCATTGGGCGGCAGCACTTTCGGACTTTCCGTCAGCAAATAGATTTCATTGTTGGCGTACTTCGCGTGCCAGACCTGCTCACTAAGAGGAAGCATTTCGAGCAGCGTCTGACAGGTTTCCGGCGACTTGTCCCATCTCAGCTTGAGCTTGATGGAGACACCCAGTCGCTCAAGCCCAACCCTGACGAATTTCGGCTGCATAGGCTTTCCCTTCCTCGACGAGACGCGGCCTCGAACATCAGTCCCGACATTCTTTATCATGTTACGTTAAACTTCCTCCGCTCGCAAGCGCTCGCAAGCAGCCGAACCTCCGACAAGCGAACCCGGATGGTCATCGTCTGCGTATTCCGGAGTATCCGCCCACCCATTCCGACAACATGCGCCCACTTGTTCCGGGCTATCCGCCCACCCGTGACGCGTTGCCGTGAGGCAGCGTTTTTTCGGTATCAGGTCTGAGGCGTTTCGTCATCCGTTTTGGCGATGGTTTTCCGCATGGACGCCCCCTCGAGTTCGAGGCGGTAAGCGTTATGAACGATGCGGTCGAGGATGGCGTCTGCGAAGGTCGGCTCGCCGATGACGTCATGCCAGGCTGTGATGGGCAATTGGCTGGTGATCAGCATTTGGCGCACCAGCGCCAGGATTGCAGGTCTCAGCATAGTATTCTCCTGTTCAGGCTTCATTGGTGGAGGTCCCGACATCGCCCGGCGTCATCGTGGGCAGCCGCTGCAATCGCGGCGGCCAGGTTGCGGGCCAGCGCGCGCCAAGCAGGCGGGACTTGGCGATGCGGGCGATGGTGACGGCGTCGGATTGGTTGCCGCCGAGGACGTAAAAATGCATGTCGTCCTGCCCAATGGCGAAGCCGACATGACCGCCGGAGCCGCGCTCAAACACCAGAACCGCTCCCACGATCGGGGCTACCATCTGCCCGAACAGCATCCAGTTGCGGGCCCAGTAGGGATTACTACCGAGCGCGCCGAGCAGCGGCTCGTCGGGCAGGGCGACGCGGAAGCATGTCTCGACGAAGTCGCCGCACCAAGGGCTCATCGAGGGATCACCAAGGCTACGGCCATCGCGCTTCAGCCAGTCCATCAGCCAGGAGCGGTCGCGGGCCTCATGGCGACCGAGCGCGGACTTTGCCTCGGTGATCCACGGCAAGGGCCCTTTGGGGAACATCGCCGCCGCGCGGCCGTTGGCAGCCAGCAGCGCCTTCAGGGCTCGGGCCGTGCGCAAGCCCCAGAGCCCGTCGATGCTGCCGGGGGAATGTCCAAGCGCGTCCAGCCCGCTCTGGATCAGACGGATTGGTTCGCGGTGATCAGCAGTCATCGCAGCGTCTCCTTTCGCCCAGCGCGGGGCACAAAAAAACCCGCCAGTCGGGCGGGTTCGAACGTGTTGATGGGTTCGTTCACAAACCGCCCGGCTCAGGGCCCACCGCCGAAGATCTTCAGCTTGAGTGCAATCCCGGCGAGCAGCGCCAGGATCACGCCGGTGGTGATGAGATGCACGGCGGTCTGCACCGCGGTGCGGCGGACGAAGCGGATGCAATCGAGCAGTGAGCGCAGATCGCGGATGTCGAGGGCGGCCTCGGCACCATCGAGCCCGGCATTGGCCAGGGCGCGGCGCGCGCCCTCGGCGGCGGCCCGGGCCAGCAGCTCCTCAAACTCGGCATCGGGCATTCGAACATAGCCCTGGGCTGTGTGCGGCGCGCTCATGCTGAGCGGATCCCAACTTCGGCGGGCAGGGTGGCGCTGGTCCAGGGGCTGGCGTCGGCTGGGTTCAGTGCCCAGGTCGAATAGACCGGCTTGGGCGCGAGGGTTGGTACCGGGACCGCCGGCGCGTCATGGGTCACGCCAGCGATGCGCAGGAAGCCCGCTGCAGCCTGCGGCCCGGCGTTGCCACCCTGGACGATCTGCTTGATGTGCACTCCGGCGATGGCGGAATTGGCCGCCGGACCACTGGGGCCGCTGAGCGAGAAGGACAGGCGCTGCCCCGCCACCGCACTCGCGACCCGGGTGGCGATGTCCTCGTCTTTCAGCGCATCAAGGCTGCCGGCCATCTGGTTGAAGCTGGCGATGGTGTTCGGGCTGCGGCGCACGAAACGCCGCCCAATGGTCGACACCCCGTCCAGCACCGCGAGATGGGCATAGTACCAGGTGCGGGTGGAGAGCGAGCCATGCAGCCCGATATTGGCAAAAACGATCTGAATCGGCTTGCCGCGGCCGGCGGTATTGGCAGCCGTTGCCGCACTTTGCAGCACGCCATCGACATAGAGCTCGATGGTGATGTCAGCTCCCACGGCGACGCGCAGATCGATCCACTGCGGTTGGCCATTGGCGGCGGTGTAGCTCGAGCTGCCCTGCACGGTGGTGTCACCGCGCGCGATGGCATGGTAGCGCTTGGTACTGGTCAGGGGCTGGATCTGCGCGATGCGGTTTTGGCCTGCGTCAAAGATCTCGAGGAAGTTCGCGGTGGTCTCGACGATGGTCTCGGAATCCAAATTCGGCGGCACATAGCGAAACCCGAACCAGAGATCGCCCAAAGGCGGCGCAAATCCAACCGCGAAGGGCGCGGCATAGGTCCGCACGCCGGTGAACCGGATGGCGTTGACGTCTAGGGTGGCGTCAAAGCCGGCCGCGACGGTGCTCAGCAGCCCCGAGATGCCGGAGATATCGGTCGGCTGATGGCCAAGGTGCAGGATGTAAGTCATGGCAGATCCACTTCGATATAGAGGGTGGCTTGGGCGAGGGTGAGGCCGGCGGCCCCGCCGAGTTCAAAAAACCCCGCCGCAGTGGCCGGGCTCAGATGCCGCGCGCCGCCGCGGCTGATCCAGACGGCGGCCTCGGCAAGGCTGAGCGGCGCGCTCCAGCCGATCTCGAGGAAGGTGGCGGCGGCAAAGACCGAAAGATCCGGGGTCGCGGCGGCCAGAGCCTGCGCGCCCGGGGGCACGGGATAGCTGAACTGCGCGGGCAGTGAGCGCAGCGTGCCGCCGTCCCCCGGGGTGCGGCCGTGGATCTGCGGGTAGAAGGCGGAACTGACAGCCGCTGTCCAGGTGGCGACCCCGGTGGCCGGATCATCGCGCCAGATCCCGTTCTTTCCGATCCAGAGCTGGGCCATGGCGGGATCGAGCACGAACATCAGCACGTCCCCGGCACCATTGGTCGGCAGACCGGTCAGCTGCTGGGCAGCGGTGGCGCTGTTTGAGGACCAGAGGGTCCCGGTGCCACGCCAGCCGATTGAGCCGAGCGTGATCGGGTTGATCCCGGCATTGAACTCCTCGCGCTGCGCTGCCGAGACAACGCCGATGTAGCCATCGAAGGCGGCGGCACCGCTGACAGCACAGAGCACTTCCCAGTAGCGCTTTCCGTCCGAGGGCAGGATCGGCTTGGCACTCGGCACCCAGCGGCGATAGTCCACGCCGCCCGAGGTGTTCACAGCGGTCTGATTGCCGTTGGAGAGCGTGTAGCCTCCGGGCAGCCGGGTGACATCCAGGACCCAGACGCTGCCCGGATCCTCCGGCGGGGCGGCATCCCGCCCCTGCGCCAGGAGGGCGGCGCGCAGCTGCAATCTGCTCATGCGACGGCTCCGGCCAGCGCGCCCTGAATGACCCAGGCCTCGGCTCCACGCTTGGTGAGGGCGGCGCCGGCCCATTGGCCATCGAGCGCCACCGATCCACCCACGACGCCGTTCAGCGATACCCCGGCGGCGGCCGCAACCGTCGCCACGCCGGCACCCACTTGCGTCACGTTGATCAGCGTCCCGATCTCGAAGGGGACGGTGGTTGTTGCCGGAATGGTGACCGTCACTGCTGACGATCCCGTCGTCTCCAAAATGCAGCCGCCATCGACCAGAGCGAGGCTGTGGCTGGTGGCGGTCAGGGTGCGCAGCTGGACCACGCCCGGACGCGGCACCTCGACCCAGGCCCCGGCGGCAAAGCGCACGAAGCGGGCCTCATCGCTGATCCAGACCTGCCAGCCCTCCTGCGGGGCGAGAAACACCCAGTAGGGGATGCCTGCCACCTGATCCCAGAGCGCCAGAGCATTGGCATTCGCCCCAGCCGCAGCGGGGACAATCGCGATCTGGCCGGTACTGCCGGTCCCCGGCAGGGCTGCGCTGCGCGATGTGGCGCGCGGCTGCACCAGGGCCGAGAGCCGGCGCAGGTCCTCGCTAAGGCTGGTGCCCCAATTGCGCTGGCCGGGATCGTAGAAGGCGCGCAGCCCCACTCCCGGCAGGATCCGTTCCGGCATGCGCGTCCTCGTTTGTTTGGGTCAATCTCAGGGTCAGTGTCGGGCGGCTGTGGAGGCGTAAAGCTGTGGGGGTTGGCGCTAATTGCGGCCCCCCAGGTTCAGGTGCCCCAGAGAAACCCCCAGCCACGATCCCAGCCGGCGGCAAAGGGGGCGGTCAGGCGAAACCAGCGGGCTTCGCGGTCGCTGACCCAATTGCCCTCGACCAAGCGGCGGGACCGCACAGCTACCTCAATCTCCGCAGTGCGCTCCGGCGCGCCCAATTCGGGAATGTCGTCCGGTGCCAGGCTGCAGCTGGTGGCCGTGCCTGCATCAATCACCACCCCCGGCGGTAGAAGCGGGCCTCCGGTGTCCGGATCCACCCAGCGCACCTCGATGATGTAGCTCACGCCCGGTTCCGGTCCGATCGACGCCCCGGTGTGATCGACAATCACGGGGCTGGTCTGGGTCAGCCGGTCACGATGCGCCCAGGTGAGGGCCAGATCACCTGTGATCAAGGCGTCGACATCAGGGTCATAGCTGGCATTGCCCTGCACCCGGCCCGGTGGCAGCGGCCGGATCGCGCGGCGGTCCAGCGTAACCACATCCTCTGGCGCCAGCGCGAAGGCCAGCGTGCCGCTGCCGGTCTCCGGCAGGAGCCGCGCCGCCAGCGTCTCGCCGGCGGCATATTGGCTTTCGCTGATCCCCGCCGCCTCATCAAAGAAGACAATCGGAGTGCCCGCCTCATGCGCCGCCGGCACGGTGTCCAGGCAGCCGCGCCCCACGGTGATTGCCTCCGCCGTGATGCCATCGATGCGGATCAGCTCGCCACCCAGATGCGCCAGAGTGCCGATCGCGACCTCGCCGATCTCGCTCCAGTCTGTGACGGGAAGGATGCGGTCCTCGGGGTGGCCAGAGACCTCGGTGCTCAGGACTGCCGAGGGCGCGAATGCAACAGGGCCGTCCAGCCCGGGTCCGGTGCCGGGATCGACCCAGAGCTGAGCGGCCAGGGCATCGGCACTGGGCCGCTCGCCCAGGGCAACCAGCGTGCCCGCATCCGGTTCCTCGGCCAGCAGGCGGTCGGCCTCGCTATGGCCGAGCTCGCGCACCAAAAGCCAATAGGGCGCTTCCTCAACCAGCCGCCGCGTCAGCGCGCGCGGAGCCGCCGTGACGCTGGTCCCTGCAGGCCTGCGCCCGCCGGCGATGGCGGTGGTGCCAAGCGCAAAGACATCCTCCGCGAGTTTGAGGTGAATGCCATTGTCGCGCCCGTCACCTTGCCCGACCTCGGAGATCCGCAGCACGACATCGTCAAGCCCAAGCCGGGCCGAGCGTAGCCGGATCACATCGCCCGGCCCGAGATTTGCGCCCTCGCGGGTCACCACGATCTCCCCGGTCAACAGCGGCGCGGAGAGGGCGCGCAGATCGCGCTCGGCCACCCGGATTGCGAGGCTCTGGTAGCGGATGCCGGGATAATCGAGCGTGGTGGCCAGCACCTCGCCCATCGCCTGAACCCGCGCCGTGTCGGTGACGCTGACAGCCCCGGTGTCATCTGTGGTGGCATCGGTGAAGCGCACGGTCACCGAATTGATCAGATCCCCCGGCGCGCGCCGCCCCAAGCGGCCCCAGTCGACGACATTGGTCTCGTCAAACAAGGGCAGCGTGCTGGCGGTATAATCCGCCCGGATCAGCCTCAGCTGCCATAGGCCACTGCGCCGGTCGATGAAGAGCACGGCATCGATATGATCGAGCACGCCGGCGATGAACTCCTCGATCGAGCTGTCCTGCTGCCAGATCAGTGACAGCCCGAAGCCCTCGGCGTAAAGCGCGTCTGCCGCCACGGCAAAGCTCGGCCCGATCTCGGCGCCAGAATAGCCCAAGCCCCAGTCGCGGTTGGTCAGAGCCTCACGGATGATATGGGCGGGGTTCATGTCCGGCCCGTTGCCGAAGGCGCCGCGCAGCGAAGCGACCAGCGCCTTCGGGTTGCCGGGCGGGATCACCGGCACGCCGTCCACCGGTGTGTTGTCGATGCGCGCGGTGGCGCTCGTATCCGCCAGAGAAATATTGAAGCCGAAGATGTCAGAGAGCGGCAACGCGCGGATGATCGCGAGTGCTGCATCGACCGAACTCGCGGGGGAGGGCGCACCATCAGTGACGAAGATAACGATCCGGCGCTTTGATCCCCCGCCGGCAAAGAAGGCCGCGGCCTGGGTGAAGGCGGCATCAAAGCTGGTGCCGCCCAAGGTCGAGTTAGAGAGCGCCAACATCCAGGCCTCGAGCTCGGCATAGGCCGCAGGGCCCATGTTGCGCCGCTCGATGGCCCCGGCGACGCCGGAATTCCAGAGCACGATGCGAATGTCATTGGGCCGGTCGGGATCAACGCTGTCGGCAATCTCGCGCAGCAACGCCGCGATACCAGTCTTCTGGGCCGACATGCGCGATCCAGACATCGAGCCCGAGACATCGAGCGCGATGTAGATCGCCGCATCCGAGATATTGGCCTCGGGCACGATGGGCGCTGTCTCGGGATACCATTGCAAGACCCCGGCCTCTCCCGTCAGGACCCGGGTGACGCGCACCGCCCAGGGCTTCAGATAGGGATTGTTGCCAAGGTAGACCTGCCGCAGCACCAGGCTGCAGAGCCCGCGCCAGCCGGGCACGGCGCCGCCCATGCGCGCGGCGAGATAGTCACTGGCACCTTGGGCCGGCCCGCCCATCAGCACATCGACATCGCCCGTGATCCCGCCCTCGCGGCCGTCGCCGCCGAAGAGGTCGGGCTTGTCGAGGCGGATGCGGCCACCCCCGGCGCCGGTGGCGCTGGCGGCCAGCGTCGCCTCAAATACCTGCACCGTCTGGGCGGCAAAGCTCAGCGCCTCGGGCAGCACGGTCCAGCGGGTTCTGCCTGTGGCCGCATCGAAGGTGGCACCACGCAGGGTCACGGTCTGGTCGGTGCCGTTGGCGAGGCGCAGGCGATAGTCCCGGCCGATCCGAATGCCCGCCAGTGTGCCGGGAAAGGAGAGCGTTGCCCCGAGATCCCCCGCAAGCGCCGGCGTGGCGGTCAGGCCCGCGACGGATCCGATCCGGGTCTCGACGGCGGCGCCGCCTCCGCTGGTGCCGCTGCCGGTCAGGACCGACCAGGCGGTGCGGCGATCGACGAGGATCTCGCGGATCGCGTCGATCGGCCCATGGCAGAGCGCGAGGTGCAGGCCCAGCGAATAGCGGTAGCCGACGGTCTGCGCCTTGTTACCGCCCATGGGTCACCGCCGCAGTCTCGCGGGCTTTGGCCTCAGCGATCACCGGTTCCACCAGCGCATCGCCGGTGGCGCGCAGCGTCTCGGCAGGGATCCCGTCATCGAGGAAGGCCTGCCAGTCGAGCCCGTGACGGCGAAACCAGGGCCGCACGCCGGGCAGGCAATAGCGCACGGCGCGGATGTCCTGGACGGTGACGCGGGTGTTCTCGGCCGTGACGCAGGTCGGGTTGGATGGGGTGTCGTCCATCACTTCTTGCCGCCTTTCTTCTTGATCGGATCGACTTTGAGATCGCCGGCCCAAACGACGTTTGGCCCGGTAATCAGCACCGTGCCGAAGACGACCGGGATCGGGCGCCCTTCTTCGGCCGTGGGCAGAGAGAAGTCGTCCAACCCCGCGGCCTGAGGCTTCTCGGTCTTCGAGCGCGGGCTCAGCGCATAGGAAATCGCTGAGAGCAGCAGCCCGAGTACGAGCCGTGCGATGAAGGTCCAGACCATGGGGGATTACTGCTTTGATCGGCTCGGGGCGCCGCGTCAGACGATGGAGCCGCCACCAAAGGGATTGCGTCCGGGAATGCCGGGAAAGCCGCCAAAGTTCAGCAGATTGCCGAACTTCGCGGTACAGGTCTCGGCGCGCAGATCGCAGCCAGGAGCGATGTCGACAGTGATGGGCAACGGTGCGTCGGTGGTGGGGTCGAGGGTAGGGTTGGCCAGGGCTGTTGCCAGCTCTGGCATCGGTCGTGACAGCGTCAGCAATGCGCCGGCGTGCCCCGTGATGAACCCCAGCTGAACGCCAAAGCGCAGTACGCCGCCGCGATACCAGCCATCGGGCTGGGCCGCAGCGCCTGGCACGGTGACAGTCGCGCCTGAGACTGCGGCGACCGTCAGGATTGCGAGATGCTGCGCGATGTCGAGCCCACAGCCGCGACCGTAGAGCGCATGGCGGCAAAGGCTCTGGTACTTCGCCCGGACCCCGGCGCGGCGCAGGGTGGAGAAGATGGACTCGGCAGAGAGGATGAGCCGTGCTCCCTCGGCTTCTGCGCCGACGACGCGGCCCTTCCAATGCGCCACGGTCTCGCCGAGTACCTGTTCATGCCCGCGAAAGATCGTCAGCGTGACGGGCTGATTGCCGAGCGGCACTAGGAATCGCGCCGCGAAGGCCTGGGAGAGCGGCAAGGTAATCTCGAGCCGGCCACGTTCGATGTCACTGCTCTGGACGACATCACCATGGGAGATCGCCGCCGCCTCCCAGACCAGATCACCACCTTCGCTGGCCGCACTGATCCAGTCACTGGCACGGCTGGTGAAGCGGCAGATCTGCTCGCCTTCGATGAACTGGTACAGGTAATAGGGCCGGCCCTCGGCGGTGGAGGCCTCGACTGCGTCATAAGTCATTCGGGAACCTCCAACACGGGCAAGGTGAGTTCCGAGGCAATGGCCCCGTGTTCGATCTCGAGGCGGTCGGCGTCGGAGCGGACATGGGTCATGAAATGCACCTTCGTGCCGATCACCACGGGCTCACCGAGGTTCGACGAAATCGTCAGACGATGAACTGAGCCCTCCGCGACAGCGGCGGTGATCGTCCGAAACCGCAGCCCACCCGGCATCTCCAGCAGAATCTTGCGACCGACATAAGCCGCCAGCTGGGCAACGGGGGCCACGCGCATCTGCGCCGAGCCTGAGGTCATGGTGGCCTGCAGCTGGAGCTCGCGTCCCCAGGTTGGCAGCCAGAAGCTCGCTTGCCGTCCGCGCAGGGACCACAGCCAGCGGCGCAGGGCCCATCTCTCCGCGGGACCTTGCGCCTTCAGCGTGATGGTCTCGCCGCGCTCGAATACATCGCGCAGTGGCTCAATCACCACTGGGCCGAAGCCATTGTCGACATATTCGACGGCGCGGCGCAGGCTTGCTGTCAGCGGAGCGCGGGTCAGGCTTGGATCTGTCTGAACCGGGGAACCGAGATAGCTGGCCAGCACGGTGGGCGCCAGATCGGGGGCGTCACGCAGCAGAAAGGTTGCGGTGACCGTGCCATCGTTCTGGCGGCGGCGCTCGATCTCCAGCGCCGAGGCAAGAATGCCGATGCGCAAAGGGGCCACCGTGACACGACCTGCGGATACCGTCATCGTTGGTGCTTGCAGGACCAGGGGTTCAGCGAGGATCAACCGATCTTGCTGGATGGCGCTGATCTCCACCAGTGTGACATCGTCACCGTCCAGAGCGATCGCGGCAAATCCCTCTGCCCGGAAATCCGCGACACTGGTATCCAGCGCAATCTCCAGATCGCCCTGAACAAGATCCACCATCGGCTGCTGTGCCATGTGCCAGAGCGGAACGAGCAAGTCCCCAGCAAATGCCGCCCGTGCGAGTTCCGCAGCGCGAGCTATGTTCAGGGCGTCACAACGATGCCTGAAGGTGACAATCTCCCGGGGCAAAGACCTCAGGGCGATGCGCTGCTCGCCCGCGCGCGCCTGCAGCACATCAGTGCGCCATTCGAGAACTTCGCTGACACGTTCTGCCGCTGGAAACGGCCAGAGCGGCTGTGGATCTATCCAGTCAGGCATTGAGGGAGCCCCGATTGCGGCGGATCACGTTCAGGATAGCGCGCTCGCCCGAGGAGGTGGCGAGGTAGTCGCCGACGACAGACGGGTCGAGCACGTTGATGATGCGCGTCGACATCTGGGCTGCCGGGGCAGCACCGTCCCCGCTCATCTCCACCCCGAGCCTGCCACCCTTTCCGCGCTTCAGGGGCAGGACGGCTTCAGGCCCGGCCTCGCCCATCAGCCCCACGCCCTTGGCGAAGGGGAACACTGTGGGGCGGTTCACCACGCCACCCTGCGCGAAGGCTGTCAGTTCCGCACCACCGGCAAAAACGCCACCTTTGGCAAAGCCGGACAGGCTGCCGAGGACACCACCACCCCCGCCCATGAAGGCGTTGAGCAGCGCCGTCTCGATCGGCTTGAAGGCCAGCTCGATCAGCCGCGTGGCGAGGTTTTGCGCAATGCGAGAGATCGCCCCGGCGAATGCCTCCCAGCTGAACTCGCCGGATTTGAGCGCCTCCTTGATCGGGCCAGTGATGTCCTGCGCGAGGCCTTGAGCAATCTCGCGCGACTTCTCCTGCGCGGCACGTATCGCTTCAGCCGTTGCTTCCCAGGCGGCCTTGGCGGTGTCGGCTGCCGCTGTGAGCGCACCTCCCGCTGCACGGCCGGCACTACCCGCACGGTCCACGGCGTCGCCCGCGCCATCGAGCGCCGCCTCAACCCCGCTCGCCGCACCCTCGACACCTCCAAGGTTTGTGGCGGTCTCCGCCGATCCCGCCGCAACCGCCGTGCGCAGGGCGGCCACGGATTGCAGCGGCGCCGTTGCCGCTGACGCGACCTCGCCCATCATGTCCCGCAACTGTGTTGCCTCGCCCCGCGCGGCCGCCGCACCTGCGGTCAGCCCCAGATCGGGCGCGGCAAGCGGCGTCTGGGTAAAGGCCGCTTCAAAGGCCGCACGAGCCTCGACCCCGGCATTGGCGGCGGCCCCCGCAAACGGGTTCTCGATGCCACCCAGCTCGATCGTACCAATCAGTGGCACCCGCTTCTCGACACCCAGCACGTCAAGACCGGCATTGATCCCTTCGAGGAAGCCGTCGATCCGGCGCGCCACGCCATTCAACATCGCCTCGACACCGCCGATCAGCGCATTGGCCGCGCCATAGGCAAACTCGCCAATGGTGCCGGGCAGGGCCGACCAGAGCACCTTCACTGCCTCCAGCGCCCCCTGGAAGGTGTTCAGCGTGGCGTTGCCAAAGCCCACGACGGCTTCCAGCGACGCCTGCAACGCCTCGGCGATCGCGGCCCGGATCCCGGCCCAGCTCGCCAAAATCTCCAGACCCATCGCGATCGCGCCAAGTTGCATGCGGTTCCAGACTTCGACGGCGAGATCACCGAGCAGTCCTAGTGCGGTCCCAAACCCGCCTGCGCCCTGCACCAGCCGCCCGAAATGGAACACCAGCTCGCCCGCGCCCACCACCAGCGCTCCGATCCCGGTGCGGATCAACGCGCCGCGCAAGATCACCAGGGCGGTCGCCAGCGCGCGCACCGACAGCGCCGCGGAGGCCAGGCTCACGACCCATCGCCCGGCCATCAGGGCGGCAACGGTCACGGCATAGGTCGCAAACCGCTCCAACTGACCGAAGAGAGCCGTGATCGCCCCTCCGACTGGGCCAGTGCCGCGCGCCATGTCGGCCAACGCATTCGCCACTGTCTCCAGGGCCGGGGCGACCGCCGCCGTCAGCCGGTTGCTCAGGCCCAGCCAGATCAGGCCAAGCCGGGCGATGGCATCGCCGGTACGTTCGATCTGGGCGGCATCGCTGGCACTTACCGCTACGCCGAAGTCGCGCACATCCTGTGCCGCCTCCCGTAGGGTGGCCGCATCGATGCGCAGGAAGGCGAGAGCCGCCCGGTCGCCAAAGAGATCAGAGGCCACGGCGGCGCGTTCCGCCTCGGGCACCAGAGTAGTCAAGGCGTCCTGAATGGCCAGGATTCGCTGATCCAGCGGCAGCGCCTGCAAGGCTTCCGCCGTCAGGTTCAGCCGTGCGAGCGCGCCCACCGCCGATCCCGATCTGGTGGCGGCCTCCGACAGCCGGGTGGTCAGCTTCTTGGTGGCCTGCTCGATCTCGCCCAACGAGACGCCCGCCATCTTGCCCGCCGCCGTCAGCACCTGCAGGCTTTCCAACGTGGTCTTGAGCGAGGCCGCCATGTCAGCCTGGGCCCCGATGGTCTCAAGCCCCGAGCGCACCATGGCCACGCCCGCTGCCGCAGCGGCAACCGTCATCGCGGCCAGCGCCACTCCGGCCTTGCGGGCAAAGCCGCTGAGCCGGTCATTGGCCCGGTCCATCTCGACGGAGAGCCGGCCAAAGCCACGCGCCCCAGCCTCACCGACGCCTTCAAGCTCGGCCCGGACTTGACGGCCACCCGTTGCCACCAGGCGGACCGAAACGCGCTTTTCTGCCATGGTTCAGGTCTCTCATTTACAGGGAGGTTACGCCGCGAGATGGCTGATCTGCAGATCCCGAGGCGTCTTCATTCAGACGCCGCACCATCACCGCCTCGATGACGGGCAGCAGCTCAGCGGCCGCCCGGAGGCCAACGCCCAGTGCTGCGGCCATTGCCAGAGCTGCGCTCATGTCCCAACCAAGCACCATTCCAGGCACCGCACGGATCTGGCCACCCAAACGCCCCGCCAGGTCCCAGACCTGCCAGCCCTCATGGCTCAGGGGCGCGTTCAGGATCTGCGGGCAGTCCGCGCAGCGCCCTTCGCAGGCCGCGCAGTAGCGCTCGCCCCCGCCGAAGGACCACTCGGCAAGAGCGCGGAGACGTTTTTTTCCGCGTCCATCTCCAGCCCGCGGGCGACATACTCGGTCTGGAAGCGCTCGAACATCGGCCACAGGTCGAGAAGGGCGGCAATGCCTTCGGGGCTGACCGGAAGGGCCGCACCGGTCGCATCCCCGACGCCCTCCCACGCGGTGATGGCGCGCGCGGCGATCGCCTTGGCAAAGGCCACGGCGACGGCGTCGTCGGGCGACCCGGAGGGCAGGGCGCGCAGCTCTGGGTCGGTGCGGGCTGCAACCATCAGGGCAGTACTGAGCGGCTCGACCAGAAGGCGCACGCCCATCGGCAGGTCAAGCCAGTGGGCTTCGCGGGCGAGGGTCAGGCGCAGCATGGTCAATACTCCTCGATGCCATTGATCAGCGTGGCGGTGCACATCCGCCCCAGCGTGGTGTCGCGTGCGGCCTGCCATTCAAAACTGGCCTGCACGCCCTGCGGCCCCGCGATCTCGATGCGCGGACGCGGCAGATAGACGGCATGGGCGGTGAAGCTGAAACTCTCCCCCGAGGGCAAGGCATAGGAAAAGCTGAGCGCGCAGGGATCGCCTGCAATGGCCTGATTGACCAGCGTCGGGTCGGCGAAGCGCACGTCGATCTTGCCTGTGAGCGCGGCAATGGAGGGATCGGCCCCCTCGATCCGCCCATCCGATCGGATCGTCTCGACCCGGTCGAGGGTATTTGCATAGGTGATCTCGGCCGAGATGATATTACCGAGCGGGCTTCCGTTCCGGGTAATTGCCCCGTTGAAATGGCCAAAGCGCTTCAGGCCGAGCTCCGCCAGCGTGCCGGCGGCGGAAGTGCCGGCGATGCTCTCCCCTTGCGCGATCAGACTGGCCGTTGCCGTCAGCAGCCCCGAGCGCTGCATCTGCCAGGTGATACTGTCGAGCACGCAGCCGGAATACATCGCAAACCGCGGCACCTCCGGCATGGCAGTCTCGATCGACATTGATGGCAGCGTCCAGGCGCCTGAGCGGAACTCATGCGTGAACGGGCCCGCTGCAGCTCCGGTCGTCACGGGCGCCCCAAAGGCCGCCTTCAGCCAGAACCCGAAGGCAGCGGCGTCGAGCGGGACGACCACATCGCCATCCGCCGTCACAGCGTCCTTGATCGGGGCCAGCGGATCGCGGCCATAGCCCAGGAGCTCGCTGTTCAGCAGTGGCTGCTCGGAGCCCAGCGTGGTGCTGGCAAAGGGCATCCTGGTGAAGCCGCTCGCCGGTGCGGTTCCGTAAGTGGTCTCAAACGCAAGCGCCATCTGCGCCCGCGCGCCCTGTGCGCGTGCCATTCTGTCGTCTCCTTGTTTGGTGATGTCAGGCCAGTGGATCGGCCATAGAATAGTGCAGGATCACCGGAATGACGGCGGCCTTCAGGCTAGCGGCGCCCTCGATGGGCAGGTCAACCGGCTCTGGCGCTTCGGCCTCAACCCAGTCGCAGAGACCCAGCAAGGTTCGGTCGGCCGAGAGTGCCGCGGCGATCTGCGCGATCAGGTGATCAAAGGCCGCGTCCCGACCAGCATTGGCCTGCACGACCACTTCGAGCTCGGCCCTGTGCTGGTAGTGCCATGTCAGGGGTGACAGCGTTACGCCTGGCTCTCCGGGGTTGCCATCGCGCAGGATCATGAGGCCAGCGGCGGGCACACGTTCGGGTAGGACCTCGCCGCGCAGGACGGGCACAAACGGTACCGTGCGCAGCAAATCTGCCAGGGCGCTCAGGATGGTTTCGCGCGGGGTCATTCAAGCTTGCTCGCTATCCAGTTTGCCACGATCCGCCCCGGCACGCCGTCCACTGCCCGTTCTGCATCCCTTGCCAGATCCAGCCGCTTTGGCAGTTTCACCTGCGGCACGAGCAGAAAGATCGGTACGGTTGTCAGCCCGCGTCCCATTTTCGACTTCGACGCCACCGCACGCCCCTTGGAATTGAGCCGCCCTTCACCCACCAGCAGGCTGGCCCCCCTGCGACGATAGATGAACCGCAACCGCAGCCCGGTGCGACGTTCCCATTCGCCGGGGGTAACGCGGCCACCCCGCGTGGACTTCCCCGCCGCCGGCGTCGGGATCGCCAGCCAAAACCCGTCCTTCGAGCGGATCAACGGGCCTGTGTTATGCGCGCCGATGATCACTGGCGCCTTCGACCAAACCAGCGCCGCGGCGTTCAGGCTGTCACCCGATTTCGGAAAGCTGGCGAGGCGGATCGAGTTCGCAAGCCGAGTGCCCGAGCCCGCCCCAGTGATCTGGCTGCGCCAGGCGGCTTTGAGACCACTCCCCGCCTCGCGCATTGCCGCGGTCACCGCGCGTTCCCCGGCCGCCACCTCCGCTGCCATCAAACCAGCGAAGTCGGGCAACCCGTCAATGCGGATTTTCACGCGGGCGCCGCCTCGATCGTCCAAAGCAGCCGATCCCGATCCCGGACGGGCTCGCCCTGGATGAGAAACGTCTCATCTCCACACTGGATCTGCTCCTGAGGACGGGGATTGGGCAGGTCGCTGACGCGAACATCAAAGCGGAAGGTTTCCGACCAGAGCCGCGCCGCGCCAAACTCGGTGACACTGTCGGCTCGGCGCGGAATGATGCGAAGTTTGGTGAACTGCCCCGCCACGTCGCGATGCCAGGCGTCGAGCGCCAGGTTCGGGTCAGTGAACAGGAGATCAATGGCTGCGGAGACGGCCTGCATGCGGGCCAGCCTCAGTTGGAGCTGACAAGCCGGATCGCCATGCGCGGCCGCTTGTTGACCGGTAGGATCGAGGCCTCGGTCATCAGGTCAATCCAGCGGCCCTTGGTATCCATCATCTGCCGGGCATAGAGCGGCAGGCCGACCGTGTTGGCGGTTTCGAGAAGGTTGGCAGGCCCGCCATAGGTGGTGAAGGTATCAAACGTGCCAAGCGGGAACGCGATGCCCTCACCGGTTGGGATCAACCGCTCTGCCACCCCGTTCGAGAGGGTGACGGACCCGTTGTACTCTTCAAAGAGCATGCCGGCGAAGGGGAAGGCGCGGCGCATGTCCTCGCGCAAAGGCTGCCCGCCGGTGGCAGAGAAGAACTTGTAGGCCTCCTCGGTCTTGGGGTGGCTGATCAGCTTGTCGAAGAAGTCTGAGCTGACCAGCGCATGGGCTGAGGTCATGGTCTCCCCGAGGAGATTGTCCTCCATTGCCCGCAACACCGAGCGGACCTTGCCTTGCACATTGGTGCCGGCGGTGCCGAAGACGAAGTCGGTGGTGAGCTGCTCGAGCCCGAATTCAGTAAAGTAGTTATAGAGGGTGGTGCCCGCCCCATCCTTCACGATGCCGCGCAGCGCATTCATTTCCATGTATTCGCGGGTCTGAGCATGCTTGCGGCGCATCAGCGTCAGCTTGCGGTTCATCACCTCGACCAGTGGATCGGCCGCATCCGAGGCCCCCAACGCGGGCATGCCCTGAATATCCGCGGGCAGGATGATGTCGTCATGCGGGATCCAGGGCAGCGCAAAGCTGCGCATCGAGCGAGCCTCCCGATTGCCGACCGTGGCGGGGGCGCCAAGCGGTACCGAAGGCAAGAGGCTCAGCACCCCTTCGCGCTGCTCGATGACCATGCTGCGTTGGGTGACGCCTTCAAACCGAAAGAGGCCGATCTGGCCAAGGCGGGTGTAGAAATTGGGCAGGATGTTGATGGCCTGCGTCATTTCGGCGAGCGAATAGCCGCCCGCATCGAAGGGATTGCGGATCAGGGTCATGGAGGAACTCCGAAGAAAGGGAAGGGGGAGATTAGAGGCTGGGCGGCACCGCTCGGTCAGGCGGTCGTGCGCGGCACGATGCCCAAGGCGACAAGCTGGCTGTGTTTGGCGGCGATCTTGGCAGCGTCATCGACAGACGGGTCAACAACGAGAGCGGCTTTGGAGACGATGGCTGGACCGCGCACCAAAACGACGCCTTGCGCATCGGCCGCGCTGGCATCGACGGCATAGAGCAGCACGGCCGCCGCCGTTTGCGCGCCGTCCGATCCGGCTGCGGGGGAGAGCTTGTATTTGCCACCCGTCGTGATGCGGCCCAGCACCGCACCCACCGGGTAATCGGTGCCCGCGAGCAGGGTCAC